AAATTTGGCTATTATATTTGACCTAATGGATAAGGAGACTGCATAATGGCTAAATTTAAACGAATAGCGATGATCACACTCAGCAACATCGGTGGTGACTTGGACTGTGTTCACGCCGACAGCACCAGCACCATAGCTATACAAAAGGCCCTATTGAAGTTTGTGCAGAATGGCGTTTTTGAAATAGGTGATACTATCCATATTGAAGAAATCGAAACGGAGGTCGTATAATGCAATTATTCATTAATCAACTGTTAGAAGATATCAAGGCGGATTATAAGCGTTGGAGTCCACCACGCTTTATGGACGGCACTACCAATACTGTTCGTCAAGAGATGATTGACGAGTTCTGTGCTCGTGTTCGTGTTACAGAAGGTAAGAAGTATTATAAAGTTATCCAAGGCACCAGCGTTTGGGGATTCATTGTTAAAGAAGACAGTGGTAAATTCCGTAAAGGTGATATCCTTAAGGCCGCAGGCTGGAATGCACCAGCAACTAATTCTGCACGTGGTAACATTATTGACGGTGGCTATTCCATCCAATGGACTGGCCCAATGTATTTGAGATAAGGAGAACACATGGATAAGTTTATCTACTTCGCAACAGTTCCAAAAGCTACCCAAGAGCTATTAGCTCAGTATCGTAGTCCAGAAGGCGAAGCCAGCATTTGGAAATGGATTCCAATCCGCCACTTGGAAGAAGTGCGCGAAGCACTTAAATCAGTTGGACAGTTCCGTGCAGTTTACCGCGGACCAAGAGGTCGATACTATGATCAGGCCATGACATGGAAACAGGACGCTGTGGCATTTACGGTGTATCCACTATGACCCCAGAAGATCAAGCGATCGTAGATGCTATTTGGGGTGAAGATGCCCACGAAATAGATAAGGCTACTTTGGACGGTATTTTTGCTATGGCTGATTTGGCTGCAAGCAAGGCCGCTGAAGGTAAATTCGTTGTTATCCCAGAAAAGGATACCTTACATTAAGCACTTGACAAACGCCAAGTTTGATAGTATAATGTGTGCTTAGAAAGTAAAAAATTTTTCGTAGTTAATTTATAGAAAGGCTAGACATATGGCAGTTACAGAAAATCGTACCGTTACCTCAGAAGAGGCTCGTGTAGCACTATTACAGTGCTTTAACAAGAAACGTCCAGTATTCCTTTGGGGTCCTCCAGGTATTGGTAAGTCAGAGTTAGTAGAAGGTATCACTAACGAATTAAATGGTCATATGATCGACCTTCGACTTGGACAGATGGATCCAACTGACATCCGTGGTATCCCATTCTACAACAAAGAATTAGGTTTAATGGATTGGGCACCTCCAATCGACTTGCCAAGTGAAGAACTTGCCAGCAAGTATCCAGTAGTGGTTCTATTCTTTGATGAGATGAACTCAGCGGCACCTAGCGTGCAGGCGGCGGCTTACCAACTTATCCTTAACCGTCGTGTAGGCAAATACAAGTTGCCAGACAATGTTGTTATGGTAGCGGCTGGTAATCGTGAAGGTGACAAAGGTATTACATTTAAAATGCCAAGTCCGTTATCAAATCGTTTTGTGCATTTAGAAATGCGTCCAGACTTTGATGCATGGCAAAAATGGGCTGTGTTAAACAACATCCATAAAGACGTTGTAGGTTATATCTCATTTGCCAAACAAGACTTGTTTGACTTTGATCCTAAGAGCTCAAGTCGTGCATTCGCAACACCACGTAGTTGGACATTCGTTAGCCAGCTATTAGAAGATAACTTGCCTGCTAATGTTGAAACTGACTTGGTAGCAGGCACAGTAGGTGAAGGCACAGCAGTTAAGTTTATGGCACATCGTAAGGTTGCTGGTCAGATGCCTAACCCACGTGATATCTTAGATGGTAAGGTTAAAGAGCTTAAGGTCAAAGAAATCTCAGCTATGTATTCATTGACCGTTTCAATGTGTTATGAGCTTAAAGACATTAACGCAAAAGAAACAAACAAAGACGTATGGCATGAGAAAGTAGATAACTTCTTCAAGTTTATGATGGAGAACTTTACTACTGAGCTTACTGTTATGGGTGCTCGTGTAGCGTTGACAGTTTACAACTTACCGTTCGTTCCAAACAAACTTAAAACGTTTGACGAATTCCATAAACGTTTTGGTAAGTATATCGTCCAGGCTGTGGCCTAATAGGAAAAAGCCCCGCAAGGGGCTTTTTACATTCATATGGGTATGACCACAAAGGTTTCAATGAAAATCTCTAAGTTAGACAGCAGACACACAGGCAATCAATGGTTCACTCATCGTGTGTCTTTTGAAGGTCATCTACAAGGACGCATTAATAGCCTATCCAAATCAAGAGAATGGTTATGGACTACATTTGGTCCAAGTAGAGAAGTTGGTTCAATTGGGTTTATGGATCCAACTGCCAGACCTGTATGGGCCTGGGAAACTAACTATAGCTACTTTAGGATATACCTGACTGGACAGGCACTTACACAGTTTCTGTTGATCAAGGAACAATTTGAATCCTAATAGTTTTTTGAGCTATTAGATTTTCTAATCCTCCACACAGGCCAAACTTTGGGTCTTGTTTGATTGTTTTTAATGCAGATATTAAAAAATCATAATCAACAGCTGGATTATTATCAAGTCGATTTTCTTCCCACCAAAGATCACTCATATGGGGCCATCTATCTATTTTTGATAATCCCGAATAATTAATTCCCAATTCCTTGCACATGTTATAATGGTCTAATAACTCAAGATAATTTTTTTTCTGTGTAACAAATGATGTGTTTACTCTATATATCCCCATATCTTTCATAGCCTTTACTCCAGCTATAATTAGTTCAAACTTACCACCTCGTATCTCTTTATATGTTTCTGGAGTTGCCGCATCAAAACTGACACAGATACTAAATATTTGATCTTTAATTTTTTCTAAGACGTCTAAATTTTTGGTAACTAAATTGCCATTTGTGGTCAGATTAAATTGGAAGCATTTTGGTAAATTATCACTCTTAAAAAAATTCAGATAAGCAGTGCTGGCAAAAATATCTCCAGTTCCATCACATTGGAACCAGACTGGCTGATCAAAATCTTGATAGTCTTCTATTAGTCTGTTAAGTATTTTTTCGGCTATAGGATTGGCCGGTTTGGACCACTGGATTTCATTCCTGCAACTGCCACATTTTAGATTACAGTTTGGATCAATTTGGACATTCATTGTGGTAGGTAATTTTGGACGTTTGATAGCTGAATTAATATCATCGACTATGTCTAAATTCCAAAGTTTGGCACACTCGTCTTTAAGGCAGTATCTGAACGATTGATCTACTATAGATGATCTAAATTTTTCAAAGCTATGATTTTCAAATATGTCAGTGAGTGGAGTTTGGATAATGTTACCCATATTTTCTCTAAATGTATGCCATCCTGCACATATACAAGAAGATACATCACCATTTTTATGGATACTGATAGTGTCAAAGGGAGCAGAACAAAATTTTGGCATATGGTATTTATTATGCGATTTTTGAGCTTGACAAATACCTAATTTGAGTGTATAATGTTACTATACAATGAAGAAAGTGAATACAATGGCAACTAATTCAAAAAGCACAACATCAAACAAAGCTAAAGGTTATGCGGCTGTTAAAACTAATCCAGATACAGACAAAGCTGTTCGTGAGAAACTCGTAACTGCTCGTATCGCCCTATTACTTAAAGCACCATTTTTTGGTAATTTGGCTACACGTTTACAGTTAGTAAACGCAGATGACTGGTGTCCTACTGCGGCAACAGACGGACGTAAGTTTTACTACAACAGCGAATTCCTTAAAAAAATGCCAGCTAAACAGTTGGAATTTCTAATGGGACATGAGGTATTACACTGTGTATATGACCATATGGGACGTCGTGGCGAACGTGACCCTCAACTTTGGAATATTGCTGACGACTATTGTGTTAACCAAGATTTGTTAGATCAAAAGATTGGTGAGCGGATTCCAGTTGGCTTATACGATCAGAAATATCGTGGTTGGAGTGCTGAAGAAGTCTACGATGACCTATATCAAAATGCTGACAAGATTGACGTTGGTAGCCTATTAGAACAACTATTAGACGAACACTTAGACGGCGATGGTGACGACGAAGGTGAAAATGGCAATGGTAACAAACCAGGTGAGGGCTCAGGTAAAGGTCGTCCTAAACTGTCTGAAGAAGAAAAGAAACAGATCCGTGATGAAATCAAAGAAGCTGTTATGACTGCGGCACAGACAGTGAACGCAGGTAGCTTGCCTATGGGTGTGCGTCGTATGATTAAAGATCTAACAGCACCACAACTTGATTGGCGTAGCCTACTACAACAACAGATCCAAAGCACTATGCGCACTGACTATACTTGGATGCGTGCAAGTCGTAAAGGTTGGGATATGGATGCTGTTATGCCTGGTTCAGACTTTGACAAAGAAATTGATATCTGTGTAAGTATTGACGCATCAGGTTCTATGACAGATGAAATGTTGCGAGACATTCTTAGTGAAATCAAGGGCATCATGGAAAGTTATCAAGGTTTTCGACTACACTTATGGAGCTTCGATACAGAAGTCTACAATGCAACTGTATTCACTCCTGAGAACTTAGATGATATCATGGAATGGGAACCAGACGGTGGTGGTGGCACTATGTTTATGTGTAACTGGGAATTCATGCGTGAACACGACATCGTTCCTAAGAAGTTTGTGATGTTTACAGACGGTTACTATGGTGATTCATGGGGTGATCCAGACTACTGTGATACACTGTTTGTGGTACATGGTGGTAACAAAGAAGAAGCACCTTTTGGTATCACTACCTATTATGAACTTAGCAAGGAATATGCTTAAACACGGTGAACCAAATCCCCTGAATGTGCACCAGATGAGGAGGATGTATCACTGTCCTCCTCATTTTGAACAGGTCACATTTGAACCTTATATCACCCAAAAACAAGTCACTGATTGGTTGTACGAAAATCTCGAAGGCCGATTCTATGTGGGTGACATAGATGTGGCTCGCACACCGGGCGGCAAACCTATAGATCGTCATTTGTTAGTGGCTTTTGAACTTCCCAGTGAAGCCAGCTACTTCAGCCTTATACTGCCAACTCTAAACACCTTTTAAGAAATTTTTCCATCGGTCTTATAGCTGTTAAATAAAATTGTCCCCTAAGGAGAGTTTTATTAATGGCTAAGAAAGAACAAGCGGCTGCAACTGCAGCTGAACAACAACAATCAGCACCAGGTCTGTCACTTCAGGATTTAGTAATGGTTGTGCAAATTATCCAATTAACGTCTCAACGCGGTGCGTTTAAAGCTGAAGAGCTTGAGTCAGTTGGCGGATTATATAATAAATTAATTGCATTTTTGCAAAGCACTGGCGCACTTACATCTGCACCAGCGCAAACAGAGGAAAATAAAAATGATTAAACACGTAGGCAAGCACAATCAACGTAGAGTTGCTATTGTGTATAGAACAGTTCCAGACGAGGAACATATGGCACTGGTTATGTATACAGATTCATTGCCGATGATGATACATGACGAAGCTATGAAAGTATTAGAAAGTGACATAGGTCAAAACGCTAAAGAACTTGCAGATGCACTATTCCGTGCTACTATGGCAGATGGCACAAACTGTTTAACTACTATCCATAAAGGTGGTTATCTAAAGAAAGTTCCGTGTAATCAAGTTATAGTGACTCCTACAGTAAACAGCACATGTCGCTTGGATGAATTGAATAATTTACTTAAGAAAATTGAAGAAGGCGGTGATGCAGCACAGGCGTTAGCTGATATGGATGCCAATCGCGGAATCAAAGGTGTAGTGCAAGAAGGGCGCGAAGTTGGACAACCAGCTAAACCGTTTACTGGAGTGCCATCAACTACGTCAGCTGATGTTAATAACGTGTTAACTGATGCAGATTTAGCAGAACAACGCACACAACAAGCTAACAAGATGGAAGCAGAAGCTAAAGCATTATTAGCAGAAGCTAAACGCTTAAAACAAGAAGCTACTCAACTTTCACAACCTAAGGTTACTAATGTCGGAAAATCCAAAGCTGCCAAAAAAGCCACAGCGTAGTAAGAAGATTACTCTTAATACTGCTAAACGTTGGAAAGACATAGTCGAAGGTGTGGATAAGAAAGAAGTTCCTATCACTATCTTACAACAGATCATCGTTAAATTAATTGATGGCACTAAGATAGACATCGATGTCAGAAAACTTTTGTTAGACGGCATGGTTCCTGGAGAAATAGAAACCATGCTCGACGAGAAATTTGTAGAACTTGATGCGTATATACAAAATGTAGATTTCTTGATTGATATCGATAAAGTGGTCAACGCTGTTCAACCTGAGACTGACAAGGTGCTCAAAGGCCTATGATCTGTAGTATATTAGCCGCAACCAGCATAGGCGGCATAGGCAATAGAGGCACACTACCTTGGCCTAAACACTCACAAGACCTTGCTTGGTTCAAAGAGCATACAGAAAATCAAATCGTCGTCATGGGTCGCCGTACCTGGGAAGACCCCAAGATGCCCAAACCTCTACCAAATCGCATCAACTATGTAGTAAGTTCCTCACACGTAGATCGTGAATACCAACATTTAGTGCGATGGGCTCCAGGTGACGTTGTGTCTAATATCAAACAGATACAACGAGAAAATCCAAAAAATGATGTGTTCATAATCGGTGGTAAGCAGTTATATGAGGCTACTGAATCAATAGTAGAACGTGTCTACTTAACTCGTATGAAAGGAGCATGGTTCACCGATACTCGAATTGAGTTAGAACGGTATTTGGCTTGTTTCCGTATTTACGGTGTGCGCCCAGGTAATAATTGCACCTACGAAATTTGGAATCGCCAGTATTTTTAGTTGACATCACATAGCAGATCTGCTATAATATTACAATGAGAATCTATCTTGACGCATTACATCACGTTCTAAATCACGGCACAGTGCGAGAAGATCGCACGGGTGTAGGCACTATTGGCGTTTTTGGTATGCAACAACGCTATGACTTATCTAAAGGCTTTCCAGCAGTAACTACTAAAAAGTTAGCATTCAAAGCCTGTTTAGGTGAACTACTTTGGTTTATTGAAGGGTCAAGTGATGAGCGCAGACTAGCAGAAATCACACACGGCACTCGCGAGGGTGTCGTTACTATTTGGACACCAAATGCCCTTGCTCCTTACTGGAAACCTAAAGCAAAGTTTGAAGGCGATCTTGGTCGAGTATATGGGGTCCAATGGCGAGACTTTGGAGGTGTAGACCAATTATTAGGTTTAATTGATGGTATACGTAATGACCCGTTTGGCCGTAGACATATTTTAACAGCGTGGAATCCTGGTCAGTTAGATCAGATGGCACTTCCACCCTGTCACTGTTTTGCGCAGTTCTATGTCTCAGCAGACGGTAAGTTAAGTTGTCAGATGTACCAGCGTTCCTGCGATATGTTCTTGGGCGTGCCCTTTAACATAGCATCCTATTCCTTGCTCACACATATGATCTCGCAGGTATGTGGGCTTGAGGCAGGAGAGTTCGTTCACGTGCTTGGCGACGCACACATATATCTGAACCACGTGGAGCAGGTAAAAGAGCAACTGGGACGTGAACCCTTACCGCTCCCCACATTGTGGATTAACCCTGAAGTTACAAACATTCTTGATTTTAAGATGGCCGACTTTAGATTAGAAAATTATCAATCACACGGTGCTATTCGAGCGGATATGGCTGTATAATGTTTACTCAAAAAATCTTCTGCATAGGTAGCGAAACAGAAAAAACAGATCAATTGGTCACTGGATTGGCCAAAGACAGTGACTCAATCAATCACGGATTAGTGAGCAGAGAAGATTTTATCCCTAAGGATTATGGATTTTATCATACCAGTGTAGTTGATTTGTCCCCAGGCAATATAGCTAAGATTGCAAAGTCTTTTGATCGAGTGATAATGTTAGATCAACCAAAGGAGGACTATCCGCATTTTAAAAGCATAGTGACTACTATTAGATTGATGATGTATTTAGAAGATGAGGGATATACTGTAGAATATCGCAACAATCAACTTTCACAGCATTTGATTGGGTGGAAAAATTTCCTGAAAGAAAATAAAAGTTTTTGTTTCTATCCATTCCTTGCACTGATTGATAACGTTGGCAGTTATACAACTATCTGTCCTAAAAGCTCAGCGCCTATAAAAAACAGCAGTGAGATCATAAATTGGATCACCGATCCAGATTACTCAGCAATAAGACAGAAAATGATCAAAGGAGAAACTATGCCAGATCGCTGTAGTAACTGCTATGCATCTGAAGGCATGGGATTTGAAAGCGCAAGACAATTTGAAACTCTCGAATGGGTTGGGCTGATGTCTTTAGATACTGTAGATGATTTTCTGGCTGTTGAAAATCCTGTATTTTTTGAAATCAGGCCCAGCAATAAGTGTAATGTGATGTGCAGGATGTGTGCGCCAAATTGGAGTCATCTGATAGACAAAGAATATAAAAAAATTAATTTAGTAGATAAATCAAAGAAATGGACTTTTACAAATACCAACTACGATAATATTAATTTTACATCAGCAAAACGTATTTACTTTGGTGGCGGTGAACCCACTATAATGCCTGAGTTTTATGATTTCTTGCGTAGATGTATAGACAATCAGAATACTAATTTTGAGCTGTTGATCGGCACTAATGGTATGAAATTTAGTAATACCTTGTTAGATCTATTAGATAATTTTGATAATGTTTGTTTGGCATTTAGCTATGATGGATATAAAGAGATTAACAATTATATCAGATGGTTAACTGATTTTGATACGATGATTGAAAATAGTCGTAAGTTACGAGATAGAGGGCATAGGATAAGTCTACAGACTGTATTTTCTATTTGGAATGTAACTACCATACATAAAATATTTGAATTTTATGATAAAGAATACCCGGGATCAACTTTGTTAGTTCAACCGTCTGGAGAATTAGATTCATTATTTGGGCCCTATAATCATCCATATCCTGAATTAGTAGTCGAATCAATGAAACGCTGTCAGGACACTAAAATTTATTATGAAAATGGTAGATCGATTAAGTCAATGGTTGATGCGGTATTACGTTATTATTCAAACCCAGATTATAAAGTTAATTTAGAATTACTTAAGAAATTTTATGAATTCAATGATACATTAGATGAATCCAGAAAAGTTAAATTACAAGATTATATACCGGACCTAGCAAATGCAAGGAAAATGTATGGCATCTAAAATTAATTTGCATAGATTTGAGCGGCCGCATCGTGTGCGCTTGTTTACAGAAGCCATGCACTTCCATAATGCTTATAAGTTAAATGCACGACAGATATACATGCATTGTGCAGAACATTTTAGCAAGACCGAACAGTATCGTTGGGTAGAAGAAAACGATATCAAGATAGAATACATGATGGATGATAATTCATTTGACTGGCATAAGATGGTGATATTTTATGCTGATTTAAGTGAAGCAGAATATGTCGATTACACGCTTAGATTCTTTAGGCATTTAGAGGAATGGAAATGAAAGTATATATTGGAAAATATTTAAACTTCTGGGGTCCATATCAGATCGTGGACGCAGTATTCTTTTGGCAAGAAAAGTATCCTAACAAAAAACAAGCCGCACGTTGGGACTATCGCCTAAGCGACAAGTTAGGCAAATGGTTAGCCAGTGTAGATTGGGTCGTTAATCTCTGCAACTGGATTTATGAGAAACGTAAACGTACTGAGTATATTAAGATTGACTCATATGATGTTTGGAGTATGGATAGCACACTTAGTCTTATCGTTGTGCCTATGCTCAAACGATTAAAAGAAGTCAAGCACGGTGCTCCTAATGTAGACCTAGCTGATGTTCCTAAACATCTACATCCTACCAAAGCAGAGCAAAAGAAACATCGTGAAAACGGGTCTACTGACAAGAACTTTTTCAAACGCTTTGATTGGGTATTAGATGAAATGATCTGGGCACATGAACAACTTATTAGTGATGATGGTGATGGGCAGTTCTATGATCATAGCAAGGCCAACGATCCAAACGATGACCTTAACACACAGGTCCGCAAGATCAAAGTAGATCGCAAAGGCTTAGAAGCATATCATAAACGCATCGACAACGGTCTAAGATTGTTTGGCAAATACTATCGTAGCCTATGGGACTAAAACTAATAGTCCATAAGATACCAATGGGTGACGTAGAGGATCCTGAGCTATATGCCGCGGCTCCTATATTAGAGTGGGAAAAGAGTGAAAAAGGACAGTGGTTACACAAGAACAGTAAACAGCAAATGGAATACATAGTCCGGCCTAATCAAGAAACCTATGGATGGATGGTAATCATATTTGCATGGTTAGAAGAACAAGACCTAACATATTTTAAATTAAAGTGGGGAGGATAGTATGGCATACGATATATTAAAAGCCGCATTAGAAAAAAAGAAACAGCAACAAGGCGTTGGTATTAAACAGTCAAAAGCAGACAAAACCAAAGGTTCTGCTAAAGACCAAGTCACCAGTCATAAGCCTGCTAAGAAGTCTGCAGGAAGAGGTCGATGATGAATCCATTTAGAGATCAAGAAAAATTCATGAAGGCCTGTGATCAAACCACAGAAGATTATAATCATGGGCAAGTAGCCTTGTATGCTAATCTAATCGACGAAGAAGTTCGAGAATTTAACGAAGCATATAAGAAGTATGATCACAAAGAAATGTTAGATGCACTGATTGATATTATTGTTGTAGCTACGGGGTGTATACACTCGATGGGTGCTGATGCTGAAGGTGCTTGGAAAGAAGTCATGCAGACCAACTTCAACAAGATTGATAAAGAAACTGGTAAAGTGCGTAAGCGTGAAGATGGCAAAGTCTTAAAACCAATGGGTTGGAAGGCTCCTGAGCTGGCTCAGTTCTTAAAGAAAGGTAACCAATGAAATACTTAGTAACAGGTGGTAGCGGGTTTATAGGGCACAATGTTGTTCGCATATTAGAATCGCAAGGGCATGAGTGTTATGTAATTGACACAGAAACTGATTACGGTTTTATACCTAAGGCAGAATTAGATTATCTTATTGCCAATCGACACAAAAGATTTAACGCTAAGGTAAGGAAGATCGATATCCGCGATACTGAATTTTTAAATACGATAATTCGCACATACGAGATAGATACGGTTATACACCTTGCCAGCTTTCCTCGACAGAAAGTCGTAGAACAGAATCCACTGTTGGCCAGCGATGTGATGTCAAACGGATTGATCAGCTTATTAGAAGCAAGCCGTAAAAATAATGTCAAGAAGTTTGTTTATATCAGTTCCAGCATGGTCTACGGTGATTTTACCGCAGATGTATTAGAAGCACACACCTGCCGTCCACAAGGCCAGTATGGCATCATGAAACTCATGGGTGAAAAACTTGTAGAAGATTATCATCGCTTGGGTGCGTTTGATTATACCATTATCCGTCCAAGTGCTGTATATGGCGAATGGGACGTAGAAGATCGTGTAGTCAGCAAGTTCATGACCATGGCCATGCGTGGAGAAACACTCAAGGTTAAAGGCGCAGATGAAGTCTTAGACTTTACCTACGTAGAAGATACTGCTATGGGTATAGTGCTAGCCGCAACTAACGATCGTGCCAGTGGGCAAGTATATAACATCACACGTTCGGATGATAAGCAATACACACTTAAAGATGCAGCTGAACTGGCTATTAGTATTGCCGGTCGAGGTGATTTGATCGTTGCAGATCGTGATCTTAGTTTCCCCAAACGTGGTCGCCTAAGTATTATGAAAGCACAACGTGACTTAGGATACACACCAAAAGTTAATGTAGAAGAAGGTTTCCAAAGGTATTATGATTGGTACAGCAAAAATCCCGTTCTTTGGCTTAGATAGACAATACCAAACACTACGTGAAGAAATCTTAGATGCAACCGACAAGGTCTATGCATCTGGGCGAGTATTAGATGGAGTACATACTAACGCATTTGAAAAAACTATCGCTAAGATGACTGAACGCAGATATGCCTGCGCAGTCGGTAGCTGCACACAGGCGTTAATCTTTAGCCTACGTGCTGTTGATAATGAATACTTCCGCGGCAAGCGTAACAAGATCCTAATACCTACGCAGAGTTTTATTGCTACGCTCAATTCAGTAATAGAATCAGGCTTTGATCCCGTATACTGCGATGTTGATGCGCAAACAGGATTAATTGATTTAAATAAAATCCCAGTGCCGTCTGAAGAGATCGCGGCAATTATGTATGTTAATCTATTTGGAAACATACTTAATCAAGAACAGTTAATCACCTATCAAGAAATGTTTGCTGATGAAAAAATTCCTGTTATTGAAGATGCAGCGCAATCGTTTGGTGCATATTATCGCGGAGTGCCCAGTGGTAAGTTAGGTGACGTTAGTTGCTTAAGTTTTGATCCTACTAAGAATTTAAACAACTACGGATCAGGTGGTATGATCGTTACTGATGACCCTGCTATATGGGAACTGGTCGCTGATTATCGTGACAATGGTAAGGGCAACGAACACATACAGTCAGGCACTAACAGTAAGATGTCAGAGTCAGACTGTGCGCAGATGTTGGTCAAACTAAAATACTTTGACCAGTGGCAAAAACGTAGGACTGAAATTGCTGATTACTATACAGAAGAATTAGATGGTTACGTTGGTATTCCACCGGTTGATGCAAATGTAGAGCATGCCTGGAGCAAATATGTTATACACTATCACAATCGTTCGACTTTAAAAATTGATTTAGAACAGCTGGGGGTTGAAACTCGCATCAATTATTCAACACCATTACATCTGCACCCTTTAAGTTGGAATTTTGGTGACAGCGGCATATTACCTGGGGCTGAAGATTTTTCGAGAACTTGTCTAAGTTTACCTATCTATCCAGAATTGGAAGACTACGAAATAGAATATGTAGTTGATTCTATCAAACAGAGTATCGGTTAGCGTAGTATTCTCGCAACCAAGCCCACTCAAAACTTAGCAACAACTTATCGTAATCGCCTTCAACAGCATCATAATATTCAACAGCATCTTGTGCTCCTAATATACTAAATTCTGCATAATCACCATCACCTATAGTCAGCCAAGTATTAAGTCTGTAGTCACTTTCGATACTACCAGTTTTAACCACGTCATCTTTGAGTTTGATCACTTCTCGGAACGCAGTTCGCCAAGTTAGTTCGGGTGTGGTATTATAGTGTGCGACTGCACTTACACGTGGAACCACAGCATGCGCTTTACTTAGAGTAAAGTCCAATCCAGGAGTATCTGTATCTAATACCAGTTGTTTGTTATAAGCAATTACTCCCATATGGCCATACTCTAACCCATTTACAGGATTACGGCTATGGAATATATAGTGTTTGGGTTCTTGTAACCAGTCTGGTTGCCACTCCCAATCAAATGTTGGCAAAACTTCTAACTTAGCAAATACAGTAAAAAACCACTGAGTGGAACTTAGTTTGGCCGCGGCTTTATATGCCCTACTGCGACCAACAACATTTTGGACACGCTTAACAGGTCTTTGTGTGGTGTTTACGAGGTGTTCATACCAGCGTTCTGCCTCGGGTTCGCCGTTACTGATATAGATAATATCCAGTGGATTAGGTGTCAAATATTCACGTTTTTCCTTGATAATGTATGGATAATCGTAGATTTGTGACCCTAAATGTGCTTGAATATCACGTGGGGCTATACTGATACTACCTGCGTTATTAAAACTATAAAAGGCACGTTTATTCCATAATGTAGGATGGAAATCTACCCGCTGATTGATCCACACATAGGGTGCATCAAATTTATAGCGTTTGAGTTCTGAGGTAATGTCTTCTGTGGTAGTTTCTAACAAGGGCCACGGCAATCTGGGCACACCAGGGTAATGCCAATTTACTTCCTTATACCATTCTAATAGAGGTATGTCCTTTTGTAGTTCAAATTCAGCGACATTTATAAGGAATGTATCACCAAACTTTTCATATCCGCTGTGCCAGCAGTGTAATTGATAGGCTTCCCATGGCACCGGTTTGTAGTCAAAATCAAAATCCCAGTAGTTACAGCAACTGGCGATTACCCAGCAATAAGGGGTTCTACTGCGTGCTACACAGCGTTTTACAGTGTCTAAATGATTATCGTAGTAGCGAACCACCCGACTGTGTGGATAAAGTGTTTGAAGGTTGCGGACATTTTCATCATGGCCGCCCATATCCATTATAAAGATATCATACATTATGGCACCAACATGTGGATTAGATCAGCTAATGTTTCAGACCATTTATCGCTGGCAAATTCATCTATCCTTATGTCATATTCTTCTTCAGTAGGCCGTTCAAAAATACTATTAGTGTCACTATATTTGCTCTTAGGGATAGTATCCAACCATATGACCATATCAGCATCAAATATCGCACGTAATTCACGTGTAGGGCAAACAAAATCACAGATCATAATAAAATTTTGTGCAATACCCTTGTCAGCGATAGCACGCATGCGAAGTGCCTGGCGACGTCGTCCATCAGGACTAAAATCCCAATCGTCGGTTTCTTTGCGTAGATCGTCGGCATTCACCCACTCAGTATGATGATTTTTTAACAGTTCATTGAATAGTTTTTCTGCTAAGGTTGTCTTACCGCTACCAGGCAACCCCATTATTAGTATCTTCATTTAATGTTTCGATCCTTGTATAATTCCCAATAGATTTTAGGATTTGTATATTTTAACACAAAATCTTCAGGATTACTATACTGTAGATAAAAGTCATAGGCTATCTGTTGATGCCATTCTATTCCAAAATGAGCACCATCTCTGGCCTTGGACCATGCTACGGTATCGTAGACTTTTTGCACTGTATGATCCCAGTCGATAGTCAGTAATTTAAACTTATAAACCTCTTGTAATAAATCTAAAATTGTTTTGTTTTTGGTTTGATTGTTATAGGCTGTATTATCTTCATACTGTAGATTATCCTGTTCCATCGTCCATACACCATTCATCACAGCACCATTTTCATAGGTTTCAAATCTATACAGGCTTGGCCATAACACAGCAACAATCGCAGGTTTTATGATTGGTATCATATTAACAGCTAATCTGGCCACGGTATCAGCAGATGCACCACCAAGCCCAGCATTCCATACTACATGTCCAGGAAAATACTTAGCACAAAGATATTCGGGCCAATTATGTTGTTGGGGGACCCCTACTCCAACCGTATGGCTACACCCAAGAGTGAGCATGACTGGGTTCATTTCATCGAGATCAAATTCTCTGCTACGGAAACCATTGCTATTATACTTGTAACTAAAGCTGTCAGCATGCCACTGCGGATCACCTTGATGACGTGTACCTTGTATATTATTAAAACGTTCTTCACTGTCAAGATCACTAAGACTAAACTGCGTTTCTTGGCCGCGTGGATACGTGCCTAAATCCAGAGATCCACCTAAGTTCCAATAGTTCTTCATGAGCAAACTCGAACTCCGTATAACTGTTCAAAACGATCTGCATCTGCACGATCATTTACCATTGGTTCACCTCTAATGTTTAGGCTTGTGTTAAGTAACATAGGGCAACCTGTCCATTCAAACCATGCCTCTAAGAGCTGTCTTATTCCCGACCCATCAGCGGCAACAGTCTGGACACGACTAGTACCATCAACGTGAACAATAGCAGGATAACGATCAGGATGCTTGCAGTGTGCCACGGTCTGCATATAAGCACTTGAATTCCAATTGACAGGCATGTCAAAATAATCATGGACAAGTTCTTCAAGTATAACTGGAGCGAAAGGTCTGAATTTCTGACGTCGTTTGATTTCATTTACTTGATCCTTAATATCTGGACCTCTGGGATCCGCTAATAAACTTCGATTACCTAATGCCCTTGGACCAAACTCTGCACGGCCACTGGCCACACCGCAGATTTTATTTGTAACTAACTCGGAAATGATATCTTTAGTAGGGTAAGGGCCAGCGATATCATAACCAAGGAAAGCGTTATGCCAATCCAATCTTCTGCCCCAAGCCAAAGCTGCCGCGCCAAGGCTACTACCAGCATCACCGGGATTAGGCATAATCCAAATGCGATCAAAATATTCTCCTAATATACGATTAGCACTACAATTAAGGGCGACGCCGCCCATATAAACTAAATTACTGCTATAGCCAATATCGCTGGCTCTGATCATTACACTGCCGATCAGATCCTCTGTAAGTTCCTGCACTGATGCGGCCATGTCCATATGATCTTCTGGGTAGACTAGATCTTCGGTTAATCCTAAATGCAGATTGTGTTTAAAAATAATATCTTGATCATCACTTATTAGTGACTTACGTAGGCGAAGTGCTGACACTATATCAGTTTTCCCCCATCCAGCCATTCCCATTAAAATATACTCTTCGTCCAATGGGCGAAGATCTGCTTGCTTAGTAAACGCACTATACATTAGACCGATACTGTGTGGATATTTACGGCTCCATAGCTTTTTATATTGCGCACGACCTTGATCATCATAGTAGGCATGCCATATAGTAATAGTGTCCCACTCACCTATAGCATCGATCACTACCACTGTGGCATCATCAAATGGGCTTGTTTGGAAGCCTGCAGCCGCATGGCTCTGATGGTGTCCATAATACTCTATGCGAGGCATAGTTTCTCTAGGCCACACTTGTTCTAATTTGTGTTTGATACCAGGCTCTAATAGGTCTTTGTATTGACCAGCATATAACTGTCGTGTTTTCTTTAGCCAAGGACGTTCATAGTAGGCAATACGTGTGGGTGTGCCGTAACGGTCAAAGCAGTCGTTGAGCATCTCAACGTTGAGTTCGCTGTCGTGTTTGCGTTTGCTGTAACGTTCTGCATGTGCGGCAAACTTGATCTCACCATCGTCGATGAGAGCTATGCCTGCATCATGAAATCCAGCCGAGATACCTAATATGTTCATAAATTAAATTTGCTGCTTCAATATGTGCTTCTTCTCTAGGATGTGTTGTGGCAAAAGGAAATTTTTCATCTTGTGCCCACGTATAAAATCCCTTATTATAGGGGAATAAAAACCAATTAATTTTATTCGACTGATCTAATAAAGTTTTATAACTAGGATCTTCAGCATGAGTTTGGGCGTTTGTTATAAAGTTATCTGCAACTGTAAATAGATGTTTGATATTTCTTAATTTTAGATAATTTGATAACATAACTATTTCCACTAAGCTGGAATAATATTGCCAATAATCTGTATATCCTACATGACGATAAAAAGATTTAGCGAAATCAGAAATACCAGATTCGCGTTCTTTTTGTAGTTTTTTTAAATGTTTATCGAATACGATAGGATTTTCGTTCCGAAATTCTTTCTTTATTTTACCTTCTACGTTATCTTCGATACTCCATAAGGTTATTTGTTCCCATTGGCAATCAAATTTAAACTCATATCTATTAGGGAAAGTCCACATAACAATAACTAAATCTATATCATTATGTTGTTCACAGATGTCCATGGTGCTTCTACGGATAGCACTATTGCTATACCCGGGAACTGCGGCACAGACATATTCCAGTTTTAGTTCGTTAGCCAAGAGTGCTGGGTAAGCGTAGGGACTGTAAACCTCTATAGGCGATCCATCTTCTTGTATTTTGTAACAATTTTTAAGTTCGCTTCCGTAGGTAAAACTGTCGCCGCCTGCAATTAGTTTACCCAAGATAATTTCTCCATGTGGCTGTATACCTTCTCAGCAACTTTCCAATGTCCTTCTTCTAAGAAATGACCTTTTGGTCCCATAGGACAGTTGTATGTCCATTCCATCATTGTAGTATCTGGCCAACCTACATAGTATGTAGGATCAATCTGTTCTAATAGATCTTTATTTTTTTCCGCGATCCGTTGATTTGCTTGGTGATTCCCAAAACTATCTAACATTAAGTAACGCTTATTATTTGCTTTAAAAAAGTTCTGTATAAGAACGATGTTTAATAGATACTGTCGATATAAGTAATCATCGTTATGATGACGACTAAAATATTCTATAATTTCCCAACGCCACGGACTAAATTGTTTGTGAGGTAATGTTCCACCACCCGGCCATAGATCATAAAATCCATTTTCGTCAGCCATCTCAATACGTGCAAAATGGCTCCATCCGATAATAGCTATATCATAGTTACTAATTTGTTCTACACAATGTCTGACCATGCGAGTGTTACCACTACCTGGTTTAGCAAGATTAGTTACTTCATAATCTAACTTATTACCCAAAATATATGGCCAAGCCGAGGTTAACTCCATTAATTCTTCACCATAGGTAAAGCTATCACCAACTGTCAGTAGTCGCATTATTTGTAAATAAAAGGATCTCTTTTACGTAGTTCTTTTAATTTCTTACGATATGCTATTTCTAATTTGATTCGATTATATAGATTCTTTAACCAACTCATTGAATTTCTCCTTAAGTAATTCTGCAGCGTCCCAATGGGCTTGTTCCAGTGGATGTCCATCTGGACCTACACTATACTTATTTTCAATAGCCCATTGATAAAAGCCTCTTGGTGTAGTTGTTTCATGTGCTTCTACACCCGGAGGGAACAAATACCACCGATCCCAAAAAATTTCAATATTATCAGAAATTATACAATTATCCACACAGGTAAAGATATAAGGAATTTTATTAACTACCAAATAATTTTGCAATCGTATTATATGTTCGTCGCTGTTAATTTGATTATCACGACTCGGCCAGCTCCAACAAACTAACACAAGATTTTTACTATTACAGCGAATATTGTGATCGCAGGCATTAATAACTCTCTGTGCGATTTCTTTATTGCCTATGCCTGGATAGGCTACACAACTGTAATCTTCATACAGTAGTGCCGGGAAAGTTTTTCTGCTATATCCATTAACACCACCATGGGGGCTATCAACTAATTCACTACCCCAGATATGACTATCACCCCCTGCTACTAGAATAATCATATCCGGGCCTCATCATATCTATTTGCTGTTCTTTATATTTGGCGTCACTCCAACAATAATCAAAAACTGCTTTAATACCGTTGACTTCGATAGCGTATATGTCTAAATAATTGCTTAGTATATCCCATACTGTTTGCGAATCATCTGTTCCAAAACTACGAATGATGTCAACTTTTCCGATTGGTAGATATCCTAAACTTAATTTAGGATCAAGATAATCTAATCCGTTTTCAGTTAACCAAGATCTAAATTGATCTTGTTCTTGATCATGCCAGGGGTATGTACCTCCATAGGTCACGTCCATGGCCCACTCTATATCGAACTCTCCACTATAATACTGTAACTGAGTGATAGCATCACAGGTGGCTTTATCTAATTTAGGAGCATGCTCATCTCTGAAAACTTCAAATAAAGTTTTTCCAATTTGTGCCCAGTGCATGTATACATGACCAAATTGGCGATCATACCCATTAGAAACAAATCCTTGTCTATGTTCGTCTGTCAGAGGATACCTATCTGCATGCAGGAATGTTGTGATCTGGCTGGGTCTTTGCCAACGTGGTGCTGTTACAAGTTTACGCTGACTTAGCACTAAATTTTCTATTTCATGGCAGATAATATTTAATTGTCTAATAGCATATTTCGTATCATAATCAGCTAATTTGTAGTAAGGGCTCAGATTTTCCACGGTGCCTTGTAGATGTTCAAAGTAGTTATGTAATCTATTCATTACACCGTGCTTGATATCAAGGCCTAACTGATTAACATCACTTCCGCCTATAGCTATTGGATATTCACTGCCAAATCTCACATTGTCGGGTGTAAAATAATCTTCAATTACATAAGATTTTAATCCGTTAGATTCCCACACTCTTGTAGTGTTAAACATGTTAATTTGGAAAACAGCAGAATTAAGTTCCTGGCAGAGATATTCTAACGTTCTTGCTGTTTTAGGAAATCCCATGAAACAGAAATTCTTTTCTAATAGATTCTTATTCTGAAGGATAGTTTCAAGTGCCGATATCCAATCACGGGCCAATTGGGTATCATCAGGGACTATATAATAGTCCAAATAATCAGTTTTGTTTAACGGATTACGCAAGGTTACTTTAACTAATTGATTGATACCACTCAAAGGCAGGTTTCCTTTCTAATAGAATATCAGCCAGAGTTAATGTATCTTGGCGGATACTTTCTAATTGTAACACACGTTGCTTACCTTTTGCAAGAGCAGATTGCCACTCATTGGGCCATTGCTCTTGAAAGGTTGGGCGTTGTTTTAGTTGTATTAGTATGTCCCTTAGAGAGCTGTTGCGGACGCTAACCAAAAGTAATTCATCTATCCAAGGATGTAATATCTCCTTAGGCAGTGCTAATGGCGACATGATAATATCAGGGCTAAAACTAAAGACCACTTTGGCAAGTATGTCAACGCCCAAATCGTCAGCCAGGCGCTGAATGTTTGATAGCTCAAACATGCCCGGTAATGTTAATGTAAAGTCTATTCGTGCTTGTCTGCGGTGCGTAGAGATTCGAACAACTTCCTGAAAGTTCGCAAGCCATGACTCATAGTCAAGACCTGTGCGGATATACTCTCCAATTGGGCCCGTACCATCGAGGCTTGCACAGATCTGCCAGTCACGTAGCCCAGCCAGAATATCAGTGCAGAGATTGATGCCGCGATAATTGATGCGACTAAGATTAGTATTATACCTTGCGTAAACATTTTTTCCATCTCCCAGTTCAACAATGCGGTGCATGTATCGCCAATGTTGTTCATACATCAGGGGCTCGCCGCCAACCCAATATACTTCCTCGACTCGATGTTCCTCTACTGCGGTAGCGAATTCTTGCTCTATAACAGAGCTCTGGAACTTTTCAATTTCGCTTTTAATGGCTGGGCGCATCCAGTTATTCTTTGGATTATCCCAATCGATCATGTTATGTTGTCTTTGTTCAGTCTCCCACGCACTAGACAACATATCACCACACATGCGACACTTAAAGTTGCAGAGATTACTAAAACGGTAATCCCAACTTACAGGCCGCATAGTTGTATATCCCTCTGCGTCTGTAGTGTCCCATATACTCATATACTTATGGCTGAACATTGAGTTAAAATAACTCCTGTAAACATCAGTATTCAATAATTTGTTGTTGCAGACTTCACATTCAGGTAATTCTTCACCTGCCATCATACGACGGCGCACACTTTTCATATGTTCGCCGTTCCAATGTTCTTCAAGTGTAATAGGAATATAGCGACCTGTGCCGGATTTGGTGTCAATATACTGTTCAAAGTTCTGTGCAGGCTCACGTGACGCACAGCACATACGGCGCTCAGTCTGAGGACTTAGGTAGGTATGTGTCCATGGTGCAAGGCAAAGAGTTTTTGGTCTATCTTGCATCTATCCACTCTAACATTGGTTCTATTAATTCAGAATTTATGCCTGCCAATACTTTTGATCTATCATAAAAAAGATTGTAGTTATGGCGTATTTTATGTTCGGTCATCGGATCAAAATATTTTTCTTTACTAAAATTTTTGATATTTGTGTATATAATATCTAATCTATCATCAAAAAAATCAAGATTATCATATGATTCGTCAAATATATGATCGTATGTTTCGAAGCCAATTTCTTTTAAAAATGATAATACTCCTTTCATTCCACAAACTACAAACGGGTGTTGGTGAGCTATAGGCTTGTATGTTTTTTCTGTTACGAATAATTCGCATGGTCCGCAATAATCAAATACCAACCCTGTTTTTTCTATTTCTAAATCATGTTGAATAAAAGCAAAAGTTTCAACTACTACTGTAAAAAATGTATCGTCGTACCATTCTTCCTCAAATTGTCTATCCCATCCAATCTTAGCTATTGGATTATCTGCTCTGGTAATTAAGTGTTTTCCATTATTCCACTGCTCGACATAACTCCAAATTGATCGATCTAAAAATTCGCCTAGCTTATTCACTATTCTGTCTCTAAATTCCTTACTTCTTTTGATAGGCATAAAAAATAATTTATTATTTGTTCTATTTGGAATATAATTTTGATATTGGAAGCGGTTGTCACAAGTATACATCAGACTCTCATTATACCAAAAAAATTTCGGAACTGGTAGTATATTTTTCCATCCATAATCTAGAGGTGTTTTGCAACCCAGAATCAATAAAATATTATCCAGATAAGGTTCAAAGTCTTTGGCTAAAACATAAGGACGTGCTTCCCACAGATTGATTATAATTAATTTAAACCCTTGATCTAAAAATTTTAATAATGTTTGTTTGTTATAAAATTCTGGGCGACTTATTACCAACACATCGCTATGGGCACTGTAATTATGATCTTGTATAAAAACTTTAAGATTAAAATGATTTTGCAAGGTCCATTCAAAATAATCCTTGTTGATGTCTGTCCATCCTATTCTGATTAAATTTTTCTTATTCATAGCCCATGGCCTTAGCTATTTCATAATGTGTATCTAAAAAACTTTGTTTACGATAATTGTCTGTAGTTTGCATTTTACGCAAAAATTCTTGGCCATCTGACCCTTCCCCATTGCGGATAAATTGCGCTATGCGCAAAATTTCTGCACGATATTTTGTATTGAATACATGCGTGGTTAATCTATCAATTACCAACTTTTGTGCTGCTGGAGTCATCTTACTAATACACATGTGCCAAGGATCATGTAACATGTTAAAATAAACATGATCAAATGTTTGGTCTATCATCCACTCACAAAGTTCTGGCAAATAATAAACATTCTGTATATTAACTGTTAGGCATAGTTGAGTGCTAAATTTTTTACTGCGTAATTCAAAGAAGCGAGATAAGTTTGTTTGCACTTCTTCCCATTTAGCACCGTACCGTTCGTATTCAAATAACTGACCAACATTATCAATGCTAAATGCTACCTCAACATGTTTAAAATGCGTCCATAGGTCGTGATTGTCAGGAAATACAGTTCCATTGGTGTTATAGTGTATCTCAATATTTTTCGCATAATCATTCTCCACAGCGTAACGCAATAGATCAAATTGTTGTTCTATTAAGAAAGGTTCACCACCAGTAAATTCTAAATATTTTATATTAGGTAACAGTGCTTTTAAATTATCCCAAAATACTTCACTTTCTCTAGGCCAGGCACCGTCCTTAAGGAATTTATAAGCGATATGTTTTCGCTTGTCATATATTGGTACATCTTTCCACTTCTCAACTTCGTAACTGACTTCTTCTTGCGCCCACTTACTACTGGACCACGATCCGCAGATACGGCATTTAAGATTACAAATATTACCCAGTTTAAGATCAATAAACCATAACTGATTAGGTTGTAGATTATGGAAATTGATTTGATCATAATACTCTTTTAGTCTGATTCGACTATTCATGCGTTTACTCACTCGTCCTGCGGCTTCTTCATCCCAACAGCGTTGACAAGTTGAGGGTTTTTGTCCATATAAGAAATCTCTGCGTAACATCTGCATATAGTGACTATTATATATTTCTTCTAATGTATGAGTTTTAAGATTATATTTTTGCTCTTCACCTTTTTCGTCATAGTAGGTAATTTCGTCCTTGGCAAGACAACAAGGTCGCGCGGTTCCTATAGGACTAGTTTCTATACTGATCCATGGTAATATACAAATTTTCTCAGGTAATGCCATAATCAACTACTCTGCTTTTTTACAATATTATGGATCTCTGTGCTATACTTTGAACCTTTAGAATTTTTAAATTCAGATAAACAATCACCGTATGGGCCTGAAAGATCTGGATTTAACTTATATAGAGATTTAGCTTTTTTTATATCTTCAAGTTTTGCTTTATTTTCTACATGATCTCTTAATGCACTATATTCAGGGAATACGTTTTCAAGTTTTTCTTTTCGATAAGTATCATGCTTGTCGTTTACTAAAAAAAATTCTTTTAATAACCACTCTTTGTCATCATCAAACATAAATTTTAATATAGCTTCATATCCTACTATAGCCCTCTTTAATGTATCTTGTGGTTTCAACCACTCTATGTGTTCTTCTATTTTTTGTTTAATCTGTTCTTTATATGCAATAGGCAACACATCAATGCGGTCACGATCAGGTCCTTGTAGTATATTGATATTCCAATCTTGCGCTTTGATAAGCCCTCGTTCTACCCAATCACGGTGAAAATCCACAACGTGCATAGCATTATATATGCTAACAGTGCTACTAACGTAAAAGTCAACATCGGGACATATTTCTATCATCTGTTCTCTATTACGTATAATGTCTTCCCACTTGGTACCTTTGCGTATATATTCTGCTCGTGCGCCCATGGCGTCTAAACTTGCACCAACACTGACATTATCAAATAATTTCCAGTAGTCTAATACATTTTCATTTTTTAAATTTAATCTACTGAAATTAGTATTATACTGTAGTCTAACATTAAATCTTTTTTGATTTACTAATTCCTTTAGTAAATTATAATGTTCTTCCATTATTAGTGGCTCGCCACCGGCAAAATAAATCTGTTCAAGATAAGGAATATGTTCCTGCATCTGATTCCACATGTCATCTTTGTCTCGACCAGCATACATGAATTGTGGATAATTTCGTTTGCCAAAAAGATCAACTTCTTCTTGATACCAACTGCTACTAAACCATCCTCCGCAGGTGCGACAACTAAAATTACATAGATTAGTAAATCTTATATCGTAATAACGTAATTTAAAATCATCAAACGTGCCATCTGCTTTGGTCTGGTCTACTATACCGATGTTGTGACCAAAACTCTTATTACTGCTATTGCGCATACTCATGAATCCATGCCGCTCTTGTTCGTAACATTTGCTGCATTCCTTACATGGTGTTTCTTCAAGCATGTTCTTGCGCATGGTTTTATAAGGCACGTCATTCCATACTTCTTTAATAGTATTTTTATGTAAGTTACCAATTGGATGATTGCTGTCACTTAGGCAACAAGGATACGCCTGCCCATTTGGAAATGCATGCATGTGTATCCATGGGATCATGCAGAATACATCACTTTTGATCAATCGATCTTTTTGATCTTTCCGTAACTCTTCTTCTTTGATATAGATAGGTCTACGTTCATAGTAGTTATAGTTACTGTAATAATCGTCTTGTTGTTTATCGCTCATAGTATAAGTAAAATGTGTTGTGCTACCTGTTGATGATCTTCTTTACTGGGATGATTTTTACCTTGGCGCCAATTGCCAAAATTATCTATATTGATATTAATACTACCAACTGATCCTAAACAACAGGTTTCAATTAGGCGCACATTCTTTTCTTTACATACGAGTCGTGTCATATCAATATAATTACTTTTTTTACGTTCGTATTCTTCTATGTCAAATTTATATCTGGTTATTACTTCGTAGACATCAGACAGCGGATCTATGTAATCTTCTCTATCTGCGCAAAGCCGTGGGTGACTATTCACATCTTCATCTGTATAATCTTTAAAGTGTTTTAGCTGAGAATCTTTAGCTGAGGTCGCACACCAGCTGGGGATAATAAACCATTCTCTCTCATCAGCTGACCAATATTCTCGCATGGTGCTGGTCCATCCAACTATCACTGCGGTGATTTCACTGGATTTGTATCTTACTAAGGTATCTACTACTTTATGAAATATGCCCTCATTACTGATTCCACAAACTGCATAATTTTTACAGTCAACTCCCAAAGTTTTGGCCACAATGTTAGGATAACTGTATTTGACATTTTCTTCATGCTGATTAGGGTAAGCTAAATCAGCACCATGAGTTACTGAGCATCCAAATGCTAATATCATAGTGAGTCATACCATTCTGTTAGTTGTGGGAACGTATATCTAAAATCTTTGCCTCTGCGTTGATCATATTGATCATAAAAGTTTTTAAAATCACGCTGTAAGATTTCTTTACTTAATGCACCGCTATGTGGACTATCTACTTCTATCAGATATCCCATTAATCTACCCAGTTGATTAATTTCATATTCGTGCATGATTTCACGAGAAGCGTTTCCAAACATCTGTAATTTTTCAACTATGTTTTCTCTTATTTCTATTGGTAATACCAATGGACTTTGGAAACTTGGGAAACGTAGGATATTTAAACTAAAGTTAATAGCATCTTTGCCATATTTTTGTTTGAGTTTAACTATCATCCATAAAAATTCATCTAATGATAGTAGGCATAAGGCATTAATGGTGCACATAACGTGGAGCCCACGCAGGCGACCACTATCCAGTAGGTAAGTAACATTGCCACACCACTGATCCCAATCCAAACCATCACGTATGTAAACGGCATGTCTGCCAATACTTTCATTACTGGTATATATATCCAGTTCAATACCCTCTGTAGCATCTAATAATCTCTCTAACTTATCTTGTTCAAATCCTAAATTACTATTAATAGCAAGACGTGTCTTGCTCTTGCCTTTGTTTGTTTGGAACCAATCTATTAGGCGCCAGGTGTAGCCTGACATCAATGGTTCGCCACCTGTGATGCGTAATTCTTTCAGCGTCTTGTGGAGGTCCGATTCCCACCACTTGAAGAAGGCTTCAACGTAAGGATTAACGTCATTGATAGTATAAAGTTGGCTACTACCATGCTCGTGAGTAAAATGGTTGCGACCATCGGAAACCAAGTTGGTATATCCTCCATTACGATGAATGTCACGAACCCAAGCACTGCTGAAAGCAGGATTGCAATAGCTGCAAGCGAACTGGCAAGTGCGATCGAAAGCAATCTCCAGGGTCTGTAGGTTAATGTCTTGTTCTGGCGGAGTATTGAAAGCTTCATCTAAGTCTTTGTCCTCATAAATTACGGTTTTATAAACACGATCACTAATAGGTTCAGGAACATCCATACCTGCATACTTAGGATCTTTATACATATCTTCTATCTTCCAGCAGTATTCACATCCAGCTGGTCTTTCACCTTGTTGCATCTGGCGACGTTGCTCTTTCTTTTCAGGTGTATTATGTAAGGCTTTGGGGTTAGCTATCACTTGCTCTACGCTTACCTGATGTGGCAATGGATGATGACAACTGGTAGTCTGCCCTGATCCTAACCATATAGTAGCATTGTACCATTTGGCTGCACAGAAAGTTGCTGACTTAACATCAATAACTCTGCGTTTATATCTTACATCTGATTCGTTAGCTATTTTCGGCATGCCATTTACACTCTTGCCAGAATTCTTTCATCTGTGGGAATACATCTACAAATGTTTGGTCATCATCGGGCCATCCTGCTGTGATACGTTTATCATACTCATTAAAGAAACGATAAAAATCAGCACGAGTGTCGTGTAGATATTTTTCACTGAGCTTCTTACCTCGTTTCATCCAATCGATGTCACGACGTAGGCGTTGGATTTCATAATCTTTAAATCCGTCAAAGCGTCCACTACCTTCTTCTAATTTATGTAGTTCCATCCATTTAGCTACGTTTTCTAATATGCCAACATAACTTTCAGGAAGTATCTGTAGACTTTGCCAGTGTGGTGTGCGTAGCACAGGTGTATCAAACCAAACACGTTGATATGTCTTGCTGTGCACCTTACGTAATATTAAAATGTGTTCTAATAAACGTTGTAAACCTAAGATGCTTAGATTATTCATGGTGATGATATATGTCAAGCTATTGCGACCGGGTATTTCTGTTAGATAACGATTAACATAATCATTAACACGATCAAACTCTAACCCGCGACGAATGTATTCAGCATGTGCAGGAATACCTGTATCTAAACTCACATACTGCATGAAGTGTTCAATACGTTCACCTTCACATAGTTGTTTTACCTTATCTAAGTATTTGTCAAACAGTTGTGGTTCTACGCTGAAGTTGCTGGTGACGTCAACGTGCAGATCAGGTTTAGGACTTGCTAATACATAATCAAATACACGATGTGTATTCTTATCCATAAGGGGTTCACCACCAGTCATACGGAAGTGTTTTAGCTTAGGATATAGTTCAGGCCACCAACGCCAAAATGCATCAACGTAAGGATTGTTTTCTCTGACAGGAATAGGCTGGCGACGACCTTTAAAGTGCATAGGGTCGTTGTGTGGCTGTTTAGTAGGATAAGCACCCCAACGGTCAATGTCTTTTTGCCATTCTGTTGAGAACTGTGGGCTACAGTATGAGCAAGCTAAATTACAACCGTGGCTGAAGTTTACTTCTACATAGCTGGGAGTGATGTCTGCATCCCATGGTAGTGCTTTAATCTCATCATAGTGTTCAGCTGCCCAGGGTTCACCACTACGATAGTGACGATCACTTAGATGTCCGGCATCTTCCATAGTCCAGCAGTAGTTACACTCTTTAGGACGTTCGCCGGCCAGCATCTTCTTACGTTGTTCTTTTTTGTATTGTGTGTTGTGGATAGCACTTGGTTTAAATTCTACCACTTGTGCTTCCATTTCATGTAATGGCGGATGATAACAACTATTGTTAAGTCCGGTTGGCAAGTGTAGGCTTACCTGTTGCCATTTAGCCAAACACAATGCAGGACCTAACTTGTCCTTCATTTCTTCTGCGGCTGTCATAAATTTACTTTTACTCACGTTCCATTACTCCTTTATTTCTAAACACACTCTTGTAGTGATGTTTAAAAAATTGACTTTCTTCCGGGTCCATATCCACTATAGGTAGACTTAATTTTTGTCTTAAGATATTTCCTATACCTGTGCAGTTATCGGGTCCGTCATTTTTAAATTCTTCCCATAGATCAGCTAACTTATCAAAATCTTGGACTTCTCTATAGTCCCAGTTATTCAGCATAGTCATCCAAGTGCCTAACCGAGCGCCATATATACTCCAGAACCCATTTTCAACATCTGCACCTACGGTTTGCCAAATACAAAGATGATCGTAGTTGCGACTGGTTATCTTATTTTCAAATTCTTGTAGTGTAGGTCGTTTACCTCTATTGAGGCACATCTTTACACCTTCACGGAATCCTGCACGCCACGCTTGATAAGGTGTAGCATTAGGATATGTAGTTGAGTAGCAATCATGCATAGCCCAATAGTTGGGATAAAAACAAAACTCTACATCATTGGCTTCTGTGCCATCTGTATTCTCATGTGTTCGCATATTTTCTACGAACTCTTTAGTCCAACAACTTAGGCCACCGTTACCATACATCAGTCCGTTAATATTGTTACGAGCCTTCCAACGGAAAACACAATCCACATTAGTAGAATCAAGTGTAAGCTGAAGGTTAAAAAATTCTGGATCGGGAATATTATCACCATCAACAAGCACAAAGCGATCTGTCGCACTGGCTCGGGCCGCTGCCTTATGCGCCGCATCTGATCCTTTAATGCCATCCACACGTCGGGCCCAGGGCACCATGTTCTGTATTTTGATCCAATTGGTTTCTTTGTTTGGTTCATCGTATGTAAGATAAATTACATCTAAATCTGCTATGTCAATTAACTGTGTCATAATATTCTACGTTTTTATATGATTCATGGGGTTCTAAAATCAAACTCGCATGATGTCGAACTACTGCGTAACCTTGATCACTACGTTTTAATTTTACACTCACCCCCGGATCAATCGCAACCTTTTCGAGCTGTTTCTTTATTACGTTTACGCGGTATTTTGCATAATTATCATAGGTTTCCTTGTCTACGACCAAATAGCGACTATCAGCAGGGTGCTGTTGCATGGTGCATAAGGTAATATTACCAGTATCATCATAATGTATACGATATTCGATTGGTTCTGGTATGATTTCACCAAAACTTTTTAGTGCTTGTTCAAACTCTTCTTGCCAACTCATCTTCATATTCCTTAACTAATTCCTCAGTCATCCAAGATTTTTCTTGATAGTGTAATGGATGATATTGGTTAATATTATTGATCCTAACCATTGGCAACTCTGTTTCTGTAACTACTAATTCATGCCACGGAGTTGTTGCACTGAATTTATTAATCGCAGGCTTCATATGCACGAAATTAATATAATCCATATCTGGCAGTGTGCATCTATCTTCTCCTAATATGCTGGCTGCTATCGCATAGATCACATCTGTAGTAGGCTCATCATCTCGACAATTTTTTAGTAGATTATCTCGGACATGGGGCCAATTTTCAAATAGCTCGCGAGCCCACCAAAAGAATTCAGCTGCATCAGGAGTGTAACGGAAATACATCAATCCGTTATAAACATCAGGCAAATTATTGTCATCAAATAATTTTCTATATTCTCTGACTGTGCTGATGTTCTGCAGATAATCTCGGCATCCAGTGCTTAATACAATGTCACGTAATCTAAAAGCATTCCACCAATGTGATATACTCCTGGTGATGATCAGATCACTTTCAAGTTTAATAGTTTCTTTAAACGGTGTAAGATAAAATACCTGCCATTCGTTGCGCATCTTCCAACTATCATTTTCAGCTTGATCATCCTCGATAGTAATAACGTAATCAAATATTTTTCTCTGCTGATCTGTCAGAGATTCTGATGTTTTTTTATCTACGATTACTGCATACAGGCTTCCTGGCATAGTAAGTTTAACGCTCATAGCCTGCACATAGGCTAACTGTAAATAGTCAACCCCATCGATATTTTGGGCGATCGTCACGAAACCTTGCTGTGCTTGATATTGATTTAGTCTGCGCATACAGTATCCACAAATTCTGCAAAGTTATCACTTAGCAAGTAACCCTTGTCCATTACATGTATATTCTGCTGTGGAATCACATAGGCTCGTTCTTGTTCTTTAACCGTTAGTAGATTATTTTTTACTGTGATACTTGTAACCACGTCAGCAAATGTCAGCATTGGCCAAGGCACTCCTTGCTCCATACCTAAATTATATCCATTCAATATATTATTAGCGATAGTAAACGCATAGTCATTGCGGAAATTACCTTCACGCATATGATAAAGTTTCATATAGTAGGAATAGTTTCTCTGCACACGCCCTACCAGATTAAACAACATACCAGCACGATCTGTTTTTCGAAATAAAACCGTAGTAGCCCACTGGTAAGGTAACCCAAACATACCCATGTTTAAGGACCAATTGCCTGCAGGTTTATCATTATGCGTCATAATGCGATAATCAAAATCCTGTTCAAATAATTTAAGTAGATTAGAGTCCAACATGAGATAATCGCTATCAATCAACAGTGTTTCATCATATGGGCTCAGTTCATACGCACGGAATCGGTCACCATTGCGCCAACTACCTCTTTCACCAACTTTGTAATTTTGTAAGGTGTTATCTACATAAACGATCGTATCAAAATTTTCAGATACGGTCTCAGAATCAGTAATTAATGTAACTGGGAGATCAAGTGTGTGGTGTATTAGTCGTGCTGATCGTTCTGCTATTTTTACATAGTCAGTTCGTTCTGTATTAAAGGCAAATAGTAAAACACCTCTAGACTTTTCTTGCACGACGGATTTCTTCATGTTGACAATGCCAAGTATTCATAACCATCTGATATTGTTGCCGACATAAGGTTAGGAACTCTGTTCTATTGATTTTAATTGGATTTTCGTAAGTATCTTCTAAGAATAATTCGTCGCTGTCCCAGGCATTTAAAAATGCTATAAGTTCGGGCGAAACTTTAAATAATCCGCCATTATAAGGAACATGAAGATCGGTTTGGATTTTTTCTCTCAGTATGCGTTTGTTTACTTGATAATCAGTGGCCAAACGTATTTGTTCGGTTATTTTTTCTAAGTCGCTCATGCAGCTATTTATCGGCCTAAATTTTAGCCCAAAAAAAAGCACTCTTGCGAGTGCTTTTTTAAATTTAAAAAACTATGATATAGTCGGAACGCCCCAACTAACATTTAGATAAGTGCTTTCTGGTTCTGTATAATCGATGCGATGGTTAATTCTTACATCAACAGCATCATTTAATCCTGAATAGGTTGAGAACATATAACTACCAAAGTCTAAGTAAATTACAGCACCTTTGTCACCATTACCTGATGCATTTTGTGTGCTGGTGCGCACACGCACATTAGTATAATCTTGATTATATTCATAGCGATAGTTCGCTGATGTAATTTGTGATACTGTCTGAGTTGCTGTAGTTAATGCCCAGTAGCCCAATGTTGTAGATCCAGTGTTTACTGTACCACCTGCGCCTGTGCGTGGTGTTGATGATGTATTAAATATCGTGCCGCCTGCTTGATATGTAGCCCATTGAGTTACTAAATCAGCACTGCGTAGTGTAGAGTTATTGTTAATAACGTTGTTTATTACCCAACTAACTTTGCCGCCGCAATTAAAGAAATAGCGACAAGCATCACCGCTAGACCAAGTTAATGTTCGGGTGAAAATGTTTTCAAATGTAGTATTTGTCCCAGAGATATTTGACCAAAATGTTAGTCCTGTAGTTGTAGCACCTTGTGTGGTCCAGATATTAGCATTTGTATTAATAGTTCCTACTGCGGTGCTTACGTTAGCGAATGCAGAAATAGTAGCACCTGCGGTAATACCAATGTTTGATCCTGATGCTAGCTGTGCTGCTGCACCGCTTTGATGTCCTAATCCGCGGTTCACTAAGTAAACCAATCCGGCCCATTGTGCCGCACTAACAGTAGTCGTATTAGTTACTGGTGCAATAGCAGAAATTGTTTGACCGTATCCTCTAAATCCGAACCCGACTCCCATTACTTGAGCAGTATTTGTGATAGTGCTGTTGTAAGTTTGAGTATTACCACCCCATGCGAGATAGTTATAGTCAATCGCTTGAATTAGTCCACCTGATGAATACGCCATTTTCCTTAAACCCTTTTAACTATTTAGCTTGACTATGGCCTCTACTGTGCCTTCGCCTGCTGTTGTCTTATCTTGTAAACTACGTCCAATGACGTTAAACGCTGTGATTTCTGTTCTTATGGCTGCTCGAGCCATACCTGCTCCTGCACTAACCAAACGATCACCTTTACGGACTGTTCCTATCACTCTAACAGGAACACGTCCTTGCACAGCCACAGCTGGGTGAGTAGTATCACTTCCTGCATCTCCATTCATCAAGAATGCAGCACGAGTGCTAACAACACCAAATACATCTTCTGTTAGTTCTTCTGTGGCTGCAGTAATTTCTTTTGTGCCTCCAAGTGCTACCACTGTGCCTGCTGGATATGCAGAGTCTGCTTCAAATCGTTCTGCCAAGTCAGCGTATTGTGCTGTGATCGCCTGACCACGGAATGTTGTAGCCCAGACATTAGCAAAACTTAATACGCTTGATCCGATGCTAACAGCATTTGCACTTGCTGGTAAAATTGCGCCAGAAACGATAGTTGAGTTAGCTACAGTTAGGTAACTGCCCACGGTCACATTACCTACTAATGTTGCTGTTTTACTTGAAGCCGCTAATGTAAGTATAGCTGTCTGAACACCGTTTGAGTTAACATCAAAACGTATGTTTTTATTATTTGTTGTTTCATTGATTAATGCAACTGATCCAGAACTTGCATCTAAAACTAAATCGCTACCGATAGTTGCACCACCACCTAAGGTAAGAGCACCTGTGGTTGTTTGTGGCGTATCTTTTAGCAAGAATTGTGCGGCTGTATAACCACCTAATGTGCTTGCTCCAGTGGTAGCACCAGTAAATTGTGCACCAGTTAGTGTGCTTTGGCTGATTAGGTTAAGGCCCGGAATAATTGTGCTGAAACCAGGAATCGCTGTCTGTGGAGTAAATGTAGCATCTTTGCTAAGGATAGCAATGGCTGAATTACTGATATAGAATTTAACGACCACATGGCTGGCAGAACTCGAATCTAAAATAGTTTCTACTACTGCACCTGAGGTTCCTGCTGTTGATGTATATGATGGTCCAATGGTAATCCATGCTGAGCCGGACCATACTTTTAATTGTGCGTTAGTAGTATCCCACCAAATATCACCTGTTACGCTCACTGCGGAACTTGGTGCTGTTGATTGGCTAATACTACTTGAAATCGGTTTCCATTGGTTAGTTTGTGAGTTATATACTTTTAAGATATCATTAACGTTGTCATACCAAAGTTGTCCTGTTAGCGGTGCGTTTGGTGGTGTGCTGTTAGAGAAGTTCTCTAAATGTTGCACATAGTTTTCGTTAAGGAAAATACCATAACCAGCATAGTTTTTACCAATTAAAGTAATACTTGTTGCTGTGGTATTTACGGTGCCGTCAGCTATTGTAGCTATCGTTGCTCCCGCTGTTGTAGTTACTGTATATGCCATTTTTCTAACCTATTTAATATTATATTATTTATCACAGTTATGGTGCCAGGATTACATATCCATCACCACCTGGATTTGAAGCTGGTCCGCCGTTAGTTCCAATGCTTATATTGGCTCCAATTGGTGCTAAAACTTGTCCGTTTATACCTGAATAAGCACCAACATCTCCGCCTGGTGTTGCTCCACCACCACCGCCTAAAGCGTAGCCACCACCACCACCACCACCGCCAGCGCCGTCGCCAGATTTATCAGTGCCTTGAGCACCATTTGATGTAGAGTTGTATGCTGTAGCACCTTGCCCTTGTCCTGCACTATTTAACCCAGATCCGCCAGCGCCGCCGCCGCCTGCGGCTACTATAATCTGAGTAAGTCCTAATTTTACTGTGGTTGCAGCGCCACCGCCTCCACCAGCACCTGATGTGCCTGATCCGCCTGCATTACCGCCACGGCCGCCATTATATAATCCACCCGGATCAACTCCACCTGCTCCACTACCCGTGCCGCGGACGCCGCTTAAACCAGCACGCCCACCACCGCCAACAGTAAATGTAAATACGTCTCCCGGAGTTACTTGTATAGTGGCTGTAACTACATTACCAGCATATCCAACTGTAGCTGGGTAAGGGCCATCTCCACCACCAGATCCGCCACCAGCGCCAGCTACGGTTAAATTAGCAGAATGCACGCCTGCAGGAATAGTATAGGTATATGTTCCTGGAGTGTTATAAGTTGTTGTGGTTATGCTGTCTGGATAAAACTGTTTCCATACACCATTGTCATTGACGTATCCGTAACGGACATTAGCCCAAGCGCCACCAGTATGCACATAGAGTTGTTGAACTTGTAAGTTACCTGGTGCAACGTTACTGTCCCATACATATAGCTTTGGCATTATACTTGATACCAGATATCCCCATTACTGCCACCACTTGGGGGTGATGCAGATATGGTCTTATTACCTTGACTATTTTTGCCGGCTGTTGCTATCGTGGTAGTAACATAGCTTTGCGTAGCCACGACATTACTTGCAATCAATATAGAACCGTTAACTGTTAAGTTACTTAGAACTGTTCCTGTGGTTACATAAATGTTTGATGCGGTTAAATTACCGCTATAGGCTGTTGCATATACGTTTGCAAATTTATTAGCCGCGCTACCAATATCTATAGTGCCACTGCTGGTTGGATATACGTTACCTTGGACTGTTACTGCACCTATCAGTGTAGAAGTTCCTGATACTGTTAGGGTTCCTGTAGCAGATATATTTTCACCGACGCTAACTGATTTTTCAAAACTTACGCTACCTGTGCTGCCAGTGATTGAAATTGGTCTAATGTTGACATTTCCGCCCACATTAGCGTAGAAATTAATGTCTCTGTTGTTAGTTGTTCCGCTGATCCTTACTTCGTTATTGGCAGTAGATGCAGAAATATTAAGATCGTTACCTACAACTACTCCACCACCTGCGGTGATTTGATAAGCTGTAGATGTATTTTGATCACTGCGAAGGAACTGACTTGAAGTAACTCCATTTAGGTATAGTGCGTTGCTGGCATCACCTGTAAATTGTGCGCCACTTAGTGTGCTTGAACTGACTAAATTAAATCCAGGTTTAATCGTAGTAAATCCAGCAATAGCTGTTTGGGGAGTAAATGTGGCATCATAGCTGATAATACCAACGATATTGTTATTAACCTTAAACTGTATAACTACATGGCTATTAGAACTTGAATCAGTTATCGAAGTAACCACAGCACCTGATCCGGCTAATGTGCTGGGTGGTCCTATTAGGATCCAATCAAGATCTACTTCACTCCATGCGTATAATTGATTATTGGCAGTATCAAACCATAAGTCGCCAGGAGTTCCTGATACAGGGGCACCTGCTTGGCTTATGCTACTACCAACCGGTTTCCAAATATTAGCACCTTCATTCCAAACTTTTAAGGTGCTTACGCTGGTATCATACCAAATTTGCCCGGTGAGTTTTTTTGCTGGTTCATTATTATCAGCAAAGTGTTCCATCAGGTGAATAAAGTTCTCATTAAGGAACGCACCATAGCCTGCGTAATCTCGACCAATCAAGGTCAGTGCGGTAGCTGTGGTGTTTATCGTTGCGTCTTGGACCGTGGCAATCAGATTACCATTGGTTTTAGTTATTGAATATGCCATTCTTTTACCTTAATTATGTTTCAATTTGGAACCAGATATCACCGTCAAATGTTCCAGCGTCATTTACACCAGCTTGTGGTTCAGCTGTGCTGACGATCTTAGCACTGCGATGTGCCGAATTGCCCCACCATTGTCCTGCTGTTCTTACATATCCTGTTGATGCTACGCTTGCATCGCCACTTGCACCACGGGTAGCAGTGACTACGTTAGCGGTTGCACCATTTTCTAAATAGACCCCAGTGCTGGTAGCTGTCATTACTGTTGATCCATCGATTACCAAATTAGCTGAACCAGATCCGCTGTCATTGATCCACATGTGGCTATTGCCTTGATAGATCTTATATGGGAATAATCCTGATAATCCTGATGCTACAAATTCTGTAGTAGCTATCATGGTATTGCTGGTACCTGCTGGTGCTGTTACGGCTGTTGAAATACCCCATAGGTTAGCATTGATGAATCTATTATCGACATATTGTTTAGTAGCTACACCTAACACTGTAGTTGGATCTGCAGCAACTTCAACTGCACCACTGACTGCATTGATGCTGAGATACTGCGTAGCAACACTGGCCGTAGTGGCCTTAAAGCTGATATTTCCACCGTTGATATTGTTGGTAATAGTTAGGGCATTACCCGCTGTTGATAGAGTAGCAACTTGATAATTACCAAGTGTAACACCACCATTGTTTAGAATTGTCAGGGTGCCTGTGCCACTGTTGTTGATATTATTACGGAAATAATTTGCTGCTGGTTGCGTGCCCAAGTAGCTGGCATTGTTAGCCGTACCGTAAATAGTATAGCTGGAGCTCATGTTCCAACCAACTTGTATTGAACTGAAACCTGCTATAGGAGTTGCTGGAGTAAATGCTGTTGAACTGATGATCGCTGTGCGTGTGCCATCAAGATACACGCTCACAACATCTTGAGTGGTTACACCATCGCTGATTTGTTCCCATAGAGCACCACTCTTGCCATATACCACGCTGTATCCTGGACCTACTAAGATCCAACCTGCGGCCGCATATGGACTGGTGCCATCATAGCAATAAAGTTGTTTGTTAACGCTGTCCCACCATAGGTCACCTGCAACTGTTGTTGTTGGGGCTGTAGCTTGGCTGGTGCAGCTACCTACGATTTTCCATGTAGAACTTGCAGTGTAGATTTTTAATGTCTTAGCACTTGTATCATACCAAAGCTGACCTGTGTTAGGATTGCTTGGAGCCACATTGTAGGCAAAGTTTACAAGCAAATCTACGAGATCTTCTGCTATGATTTCACCATAGCCGCTGTAGTTGCGACCCACTAATGTTAAGCTGGATGCAGTATTGTTTACTGTGCCATCGAGTATGGTGCATAGCACTGATCCATCTGGTAAATTAATTGTATACGACATGTTCTATTATCCTAATTATGCTGTCAAGTTTGTTAGCGTTTGAACTCTCACTGTATATTCTATTTGAATGAGCCTATTCAGTGCCTTCTGCACTGGGCTGAAAATCACGTGTGTCAATAGCGGCAGTCCTGCGCCTAATCCTGACTCACCCTCTAAATAACCAAATAATCCTAATTCATCGAATACATAATCACCGTTTAGAGTTTGACTATTATCAAACACTGCTTGTCCACTTGGTTCACCGTAGTCCAGCAAACAGCTTACTACGATATCGGTATATTTTAATCCTGGTGTATGATTTACAACCATCTTGTTATTAACAGGATCAGTGTTGGCTGCATTAGTATCATCTACAATTTTGAAATATGTAGGGTTATACAAATCAGCGTTCGCTACGTTAGTATTTGTTGGCAGATATGTAATAACCCCAGTAGGGTCAACTGTAGTACCACCATTACCAAAGTGCATTTCTGTGATAAATTTTGTGCCTTTGTTAGCGGCATTCTGTGCTAGACATACAGAGAAATTTTCATAGTGGATAGCATTACGCTTGTCCACGAAAACTTCTTTGGTCACAGGATCAAATATCTTGATATGGCCCTGTAGGTGTATACCACCACGCTCATCTGGCTGTTTTTTTGGTTGATTATCTTGTGTATTAGTAGTCATATTCTTATTTATCGCTTTATTATCCATGAGATTAACGGTATTGGTAGATATACCATTCTGCGTTTGATCCGGATGTGCCCCCAACAAACGTAGTTTTTAAAGTTAGATTACCTGTAACATTTATACGTTGTGTAGCAAGCTCAGGTAAAAATAAACTTATAGCAGTTCCAGATGTGGCAGGGTTGGTTCCATCTAAGGTATATTTAAATTGAGTAAAGTCACTGGACCCAAATGATGTTCTTTCAAAGACTACCTGTTTGGTATTACTGTTTAGTGTTACATTACCGTATCCTCCAGGTAAATCTTCTAAGAATACATTAGATGTTATTAAATCATATAATGCTGACTGAGCCTGGCCATTAACAACTAAAGTATTACCGCTAATGCTTAATGCCACTCCACCAATGTGAATTGTATTACCGCTAACCCATAGATCTTTCCATTGATGGGTAGCATCACCTAAACTATAAGTTACATTAGCACTTGGGATAATATTCCCTGCGACAGTCGCTCCAGTATTAGCAAATGTAGCAACCACATTACCAGCCAATGTGCCACCTACGTGGACTTTAACTGTGGTTCCTTGTGTGTCTGTTCCTAAGGTTAAGTTGCCGCTGTTAATATAAACATAGCCATCATTTGCACCGCTGACAGTCCAAGAGCTTGAACTGTAGTTGTTACCGTTGATGCCCATGTCAATGTATTTGCTACTGTCTGTTCCGTTTGGAGCAGTGGCAATAAAGTCTGCGCTGTTGTTAGTTCCAACGCTGTCGATATTTTGTATGTTTAACTGTGCAAATCCATTTGCTAGCCCTGTGCCGAGGAAAATTACGTTAGCAAAGTTGATTGCTGGAAGTGCGAATCCCGCGGTAATATTTCCATATACAGTAAAATCTCCCACATTTAAAAGTGGACCAACGTTACCACTATAGGTTGGTAGATATGTAGAAACTTTGGCGTTGCTGTATGCGTAGGTATCAACATATCCCTTCATAGCTACGTTAGCGTTATCAACATATCCCTTCATAGCCACATTGGCTTGGGTGATATTGTTACCTAAAGTAGTGATGATAGGTGCTGTGTTGCTGAATGCCGTAGATTGTGTAGTTGCGTCTGGGAATCTGATATTACCGTTTTGATTAAATGCCCATTGTTGAGAAACATTACCGTCGCTGTTGGTTTCTAATACTATGTAGTCGCTGGCATAAACTGCGGCATTGCCTGTGTCTGTTAAGTATATGCTTGTAGTATCGTTGATAACGTTGCTGGTAAACACTGCTGTGTTTGCGTCTACATTGTAGATTGCTGTATTGTCAGGTAAACTGATATTGCCTGGAACGGTGGTATCACCTGCAGGATCAAATGTCCAAGTGCTAGCACCAGATGTCATTGTTCCTGTAGAAGTTACTGTGTCAATAGTAAATTGTGCGGTCCCACTACCTGCGTCGGCAATAGTTAGTGTATCACCTACTGTATACCCTTCACCGCCTAGATAAACAGTATATCCTGTAATTGCTCCGCTTGGGTATGAAACACCCTGAACCATAATGGCTAGTCCAGTTCCAGTACCGCCACTAGGATAGTATAATTGCCCCCAGCCATAGCCCGTGCCGGCACTTATCATGGTTGCGCCATCATAAGGCACAGCGCCTGTTATGAAGTCAACACTACTACCTACACTGACTACGTCAGTTGTTACTGTTGGAGTAGAAACGCTGGCTGTAGATAGATTACCTACTGATGCTATATTACCAGCTGTGATATTACCGCTAGAGCCTTCAACACTAAATGTTGGCGCTGTTGTAATATTACCAATAGCTGTTGAGCCTGCTGAAATGTTGCTTGCTGAAACATTACCGGTATAGGTATCTAATCCGCTAGTGCCAACAGCATTGCCGCCAAATGTTAATTGTCCGCCTGCCGTGCCAATTGGCACACCACCAATATAAAGAGTATTAGCACTTAGCCATAGATCTTTCCACCATGTTGTAGAATTACCAAGGCTATAAGTATTACTGGCCAAAGGAATTACGTTACCAGCATTACTTAACATGTAACTTTGTAGTTGATCAACATTGGTTTTTACGGTTGTTTGAGTGCCCGTAATGTTGCTGACTATTGGCAACAGGACATTACCCTGTATGGCAGCTACATTTCCAAGTTGGCTAATCTTAATTGTCATTATATATCCTCAGTATAAATTTCTACATTACTTTCAGTGGTTAATGTATTTATCGCATCTTCTGTGGTCAACCCTTGAGATGTTTCAACTATTGGTGCTACGTTGGCTTTTAAGAACAATGCACCTGGTGTAGTTGACCCTGTCAATCCAGTGCCATCTGTAGCAGTTCCAGACCCACTGTTATAGAATACATTAGCAAATACTATTAAATTACCCGCACTGGTTCCAGGTATAGCCTGTGCTGAACTAGCATCAACGACCTGTGCACCTGCACCATGTTCTAGATAAGCGCCTGTTCCTTGTGTGCCTCTACGCAGCTGTCCTAGGACATTCAATCCTGGCAATACAGAAATATTAGCTTGGACACTGGCATTACCAAAATCGTCCGGAGCATTGACATTGCCTGTGGTTCTATAATTTATACCACTGTTACTGATTGCTGTGCCAATTGGATAGCTGGTATTAGCAGTCCAAGCTACTGGGCTGTATACAGTTTTAGTATAGTAAGTTATACGTTCACCGTTGATGAATACCACCCCAGGGCGTGCAAATGTCGGACTAGGTGTTGGCAACACGCTGGCATCGACTACGAAAATTTCACTGTCTGTTAGCTGTAACGGTAGCTCTAAGATAGTAGTAGCCGCACTTGATATACGTAGATAGTTGGTTTCATCCATCATGTTATCAAACACACGATAAGCTATGATGTTAGCATTGGCATTGATCTTGGTATAGATACGCATGTCTAAGGTATCATAGGTAATGCCTGGAACTAGTTCTTCTGGGGCATGGCTGTGATATTGATCGACATAAGCACCACCATCAGTGATGATATCTTCTGGTGCTGTTCCTAGGCTGATTTGGCTGTATAGACTATACATAGCCACATCAATATTTCTAGTAGATAACAGTGCTAGTCCGTCACTGCTGTATTGGACAGCATCGTATGATGCTACATCATACCTACGTCCATACAGTGGGCTTAGACTAAAGTCAGCGCCTTGCACAGGCAGTTGTGGATAATCAATACCTGTGATCAATGGACTGAGATTATCGTAGATCGCTGTTATAGTATCATCTGTGTTAAGAGCGACATTTACAGTCAGTGTTACCTGTGTGACTTTGATTGGTATACCGCCATAGCTGATTGACGCAGCATTGGCTGTGATCGTAACAGGTGTGCTTAGATTCAAGCTGTTAGCGAACCAACTGTTGTTGACAATGGTGGTCTCAAATGGTATACCAACACCACTGACATATTCTCCGACTTTTGGCGAAGTGTCAAATGATGGATGGATATTGCCGCTGATACCTGAAATAGCTGTGCTGTTATTGGCAAGATTGGCTGTGATAGTGCCGCGGCTGTTAACCATCAATACCACATTGGATACTATGTTGGTTATATAACCTGATTCAACACCATTGCTGGTAATATACATACCTGGCAGTAGTGTTGGGGCATTGAATACATAAATTGTATTTGGAACTGTTGATACGTTTGCCATCGTCAACGGTACTGATATAACATCAATAGCTGGCATCATATCTGTTGGTTCGTAATAACCAATGATACGATCGTTAGCGTTGGTGAATAGATTAGCTGTGTATTCAGTATAGTTACTTGGAATGAAACTCGTGCCTGTGGTAATATTACTATTAACAGTATAGGCCTTGCGGATCATCACGTTACCATCAGGGAAAGCATAGCTGACAATCTGCCCTGCTGTATAGGTCGTATTAGCAGCCCAACGTTGGACTGTGCTGTTGTAACTGATACGGTCAAATTTTAATTTAGTATCAAAGCTACGAGCATATGGACTCTTCATCACTGCATAGGCATTGGCCTGTGTAGTAGCACTGCCATTGATGGTTACTTTTGGTGTTGTGGTGTATCCACTACCTGCATTGGTTAGTGTGATTGAAAGTATAGCACCAGTGTTACCATCAATGATTGCTGCGGCAGTAGCGCCGCCACCATTACCATCTACACTAGAGATAGTCACTGTAGGTGGAGTCTGATAGTTAGCGCCTGCTGATTCTATCAGTATGCTTGATACTACGAGATTCCTATTCGTATACCATTGGTTGTATGGGAATGTCTGCCACGTTGCTTCATCTACTTCAACATAAGGAACTTCACCGCTTGGACTACGGAATATACCGTAACCAGTTGATGTGTCATAGTAAGCTGGCAAATCAAAGTCTGTAATACTGCCTTCATAGATGTCGTCACCGGTGTAGTCAATCAAATATTCACGTATCTTAGTTCTATAGGGTTTAACTTCATCAATGTAGTCTTGATAGTAGGTTTGATTATCAACTACATAGCTTGGAAACTGTGCTAGTGATCTTAATTTGTGTGTGACACTGATAAAGCTAGATTTAAACAACCAATCAACATAATTTTGTTCTGTTAATAGATAATTAACCAGAACAAAGAACATGTTATTGAATTGACCTTCTAAAGTGTTTATAAACAGATCATTGTTCAATGACTCTACGATAGCACGGATTTCATTGTTGGGATTTTGATCAAATCTATTGCTGTCAAAGTCTTGATTACTAAAACCAAGTCCATTACCTGCATAATCACCCAATGACGTATTGAGTTTGATCGTGCCATTTTGTATACCCACTACCTGTAATGTTCCGTCGTCTTGGACCACGACCAATTGCCAAGTGCCTGCGCCGGTAGCGTTGCTGATGTAGATGATCTCACCACCAACAGCACGCAATTTTAATGCGTCATTGGTAGTAGTAACACTGAAATCTGGTTTAGTCGCTGAGCTATATCCACTAGCATACCAATCAACGTAGTTCCAATACAAGCTGGTCTTGTAACTTTGAACTTTGACTATTTCCCAGGTCTTAGATTCTGTCAGTTGATACAATACCCAAAGGCCATTCTGTGCTGTGTCATTGTTTACTAATACTCGATAACCAGGTGCAAGTTCATCTGTATTGATGTAAGATAATTCTATTTCAGTGGTTACACCTTGATCGTATTCGCCTTTCTTATAGTTAGGAGTAGGTTCTTGTGCATTTAATCCTGTTAGATCAAATTGTTCTGTTATAGGATTAACAGCAAATATATCATTGACAAAACTTACCATCTCATTAACAGCCTGTAGTCTGTCAACAAACATGTTTTGTCTTGGTCTGATACTGATACCATATCTATCAGCCTGGCTTAATCTTGGATCTGGAACTGTTGCTCCTGATTGATCTATGCCGCTTAAACTGTCAATCAATTTATCAACTATCTTAGCGGGGATGAGATTGTTTGGGTTACCTTTTTGCACCAGTTCATATTCGCTGTGTATGATATCATTATTAATTACTAATTGATGATCAAGATGCATAATAGTATTATCAGCTGATAGATACGTGCTGACATTATAGAATGCCAAAGCATCATTACGTATCACTGCGGCAAAAGCGATATTTTGATTTTTAGGATTTAAAATATAATCTGCAATAGCACTGATTGGTAATTTTCTAGTGGGGTCGTTAGGATCAACACTGGTTTTATCTTTAACCCAATAGTAGTAACGTGTGACTATGATGCTGGTTACTGGATCTACAAAGATTTCTTCAACGTAAGCACTGTCGTCAGCATATTTAG